TTGTATTAGATGCAGATGGCGGTCAAATTACTTTTAAGGATGGTGGCACTACAATAGGAACTTTTAGTAATTCATCGTCAGACTTTATTATTAAATCGAATGTAGCAGATAAAGATATTAAATTTAATGGTGTAGACGATAGTAGTACAATTACAGCCCTTACTCTTGATATGTCAGCAGCAGGTGCTGCTACATTCAACAATCAAGTGACCATAGGATCAGGCTCTAATTTAGTTAATGCTGGTAATATGACTATTGATGTAGGCGGAGATTTAACTCTAGATGCAGATGGTGGCGACATAATATTTAGTGATGATGGTAGTGAAAAAGCTAGATTTAACGCAGGAAACTTAGGTATCGGCACAAACAGCCCAACAGGTAAGTTAAATATAGTAAGCGGTTCTGCAGGTAGTTATTTAGTGAATTTAGATTATGCCGATGGTACTGATGGAGCTGGTTTCTTTGAATCAAGTTCAGTAGGTTTATCACTATTCCTCAAAAACGCTTCAGCTACCCAAACAGTACAAATAGCTACAGCAGGTGATAGTTTCTTCAATGGTGGAGATGTGGGGATCGGTACGTCCAGTCCTAGTTCCGCTCTACACGTTAAAGGTGGCAGTACATCAACACCATCTGACTTTAGTGCTTTTATATCTAACGCTACCTTAAGGTCTGTTGTAAACCATTCTAATGAATATGGTTTGTATATGGGTTACGCTAATTCTTCGACAGATGCTTGTGCTATTCAAGCTGGTCGATCTAATGGTACAACTGATCCTTTACTATTGAATCCTTATGGTGACAACGTAGGTATCGGCACAACCAGCCCATCTTCAACTTTAGATGTAAATGGTGATGTAACCATAACAAACAAACTTATTCATTCTGGTGATACAGATACATTTATGAAGTTTGACACTAATCAAATAGGTTTTGTCACAGGAAATAGCACAAGATTTCAAATACAAACTAGCTTAGTTAGATTTAATCAAGAAGGTGTTAATCAAGATTTTCAAGTCTTTGGACAAAATGATGATAATCTCTTTTTTGCTGATGCAAGTACAGATAGAGTTGGTATAGGTACAAACAGTCCTAATTTTAAATTACATCTGAAAGATGGCACTAGCACAGCAGTCTATCAACAATTCTCTAATGACACTACAGGCAACACAACAGGAGATGGTACTGTTCTAGGTATAGATGCTGATGGTGATTTCTTAATTAACAACTTGGAATCCAAGACCATTAAATTATTTACAGCAGACACAGAGCGTTTAAGGGTTGATAGCTCAGGAAATTTGGGAGTCGGCACAAGCAATCCAGCAGTTAAGTTAGATGTTGTAGGTGATATAACAGCATCAGGATCAGGCGATAAGATTATTTCAGCTATTTCATCTGATGATGATGGCACTTTATTTCTAAGTGGAGCAGGGTCAGGGAAAGATACCCATATAGTTTTCGGTAATGACAGAGATTTATTTATATCTAAATCTTCAAGCACGACAGCAACAAGTGAAGGTACACCAGTTTTAACTTTAGGTAGTAACAATAATGCCACCTTTGCAGGTAATGTTGGTATCGGTACAACCAGTCCGGCAGTTAAGTTAGATATTGTAGGTGATACTAGAATAAAAGCTTCAAGCACTACAGCAACAGCCCTAACAATAAAACGTAGTTCAAGTTCTGGTCGAGCACAAATGGCTTTTACTGATGAAAGTGATAATCAAATATTCCGTATAGGTATGACTGGTGCAGGAAGTGAAAACTTCAGCTTTTTTGATGGTTCTACAAATATTTTGGATCTGAATAGAAGTTCTAATACTGCGACCTTTTCGAATGACGTTTTAATTAGTAATGGAAGTTTAATCGTCAATCAAGAGGGTCAAGGCATACACCTACTGTCAGCAAATGGTACAGAATACAAATTAACAGTTAGTAATGCAGGTGCATTGGTAATTACTGAACAATAGGGTACAATTCTGATATGGCAATAGCATATACATGGGATGTAGCAACAGTCGATACTTACCCATCACATTCAGATGGTAGCAATACCAAATCAGATGTTATTTACAATGTCCACTGGCGTTTAAAAGGCACAGATGACACTAACAAGGATGCCGAGGGCAACTTCCACACAGCAGAAACTTACGGCTCACAAAGCCTAGATGTTTCAGATCACACCAGCTTCAAAGCTTTTGCTGACGTGAAACAAGCCGATGTTCAAGCTTGGGTAGAAGCAGCAATAGGCTCTACCAAAGTGACTGCTTTGAAAGCTAATATAGATGCCCAAATAGCAGAGAAAGTGACACCAACATCTGTCGTTAAGACAATCAGCAGTTAATGTTGTATGATTTACTTATGTGGATTTTAGACATTGTAATTTATGTGTTAGCTTTCGTTGGATTAGCTAACATTATTATCAGACTTTATCCAACACCTAAAGCTAATTGGAACATCAAGCTTTATGATTTTATAGATTATTTATCATTGAGAAAAGGAGTTACCAATGGCAGAAGAAAAAAATAAAAAACCTACTTACGAAGAGCTTGAAAAAAGCAACAAAGAGCTAAAAGATACTTTAGATGCTCGTAGCAAACTGCTTGATTATTATGTAAATCGTTGTTTAATGTTAGAACAACAAAGCATACTTGATAAGGCACAATCTGAGCAAAAGATGGTCATGGAGAAAAAGGAGCAAACATGAGTTGGTGGGCAAAGTTTATAGACGTGATGACTGGCACACATCGTAAAAAAGTTCGTGCTAGAAACGACAAAGGTCAATATATAGGTGACGACAAATCAACACCTGATGTTAATGAGGCTTACAAGGAAATAAGGGTAAAAACTAAGAAAAAGTAAAAGGGCTGGTACAACCTTTTATTCATATTGATTTCCTAAATATATTCTCGAGACCAGCCCTTTTCTTGTTATGGAAGATCTAGTTTTAGTTATACAACAGTTAGGGTTTCCGATAGCTGCTGCTGTCGGTTTAGGTTTTTTTATCTACAAGCTTATCATGCGGATAGTAGATGGCATGGAAAGCAAGTTAGATGTGGTAGATGAAAAGGTGGCAGAGCAGATTAGTGCTATGGAACAAAGGTTGGGTACTAAGCTAGATTCACAACATGGTATCTTGGTAGCTCTGATTGACAGAATCAGAAGTCTTGACAATGAGATTATAAGACAGGACACTTTAATCAAGACTATTTTGGGTGTGCCACAACTGATAGAGCCAAACAAGATAGCCAAGGCAGATAGAGATGACCAAAGAAAAGATTGACGATTACTATACAAGCAAACACAAGCGAATGGGCTGTGCGATATTTTTAATCCCTTTACTAGCACTGCCCCTCTTCGCTGACGAAATCAAGTTTCAATTCAAGTCTCCGTCTTTCAGTGGCCTAGGCACGTCAGCGCATTATCTCACAATAGAGAATCAAGAGTTCACCAGAAGCGAAACTATTAGACTTGAGCTGGAAGCGAAGCTAGAAGAACAACTCAGAGAAAAAAACAATACTTTACTAGAAAGATGGAAAAACAACTTGCAATCCAGAATACTATCAAACATCTCCAGACAGATTACAGATTCTTTATTTTCTGACGATCCACAACTAACAGGGTCGTTTGTGTTGTTTGACAATGTGATTAGTTGGGATAGCGATGGACAATTTATCACTCTAAGCATATATAATACTCTTGATGGCACAACTACTGAAATTACTATTCCTGTCAACTCTTTCGGTTTTACTGATTAGTTGCGCAACTCATAGAGAATACATCTCACCCTGTTTAACAAACCCAGACAACGACTATAAAGATGTTGTAACTATCATAGGAAAAGCCGAGTGTTTTTCTAAATCTGCTTTTGTTAATGAACCTATTACAGATGCCATCACCAAAGTTGGGGTAGCAAATGTGCAGCCCATAGTGGCTGTATATAAGTTTCAAGACTTGACAGGGCAACGTAAATCTATAGATGGCTATGCTAGTTTTTCGACAGCTATGACCCAAGCGCCAGAAACTTACTTGATTCGTGCCTTGAAACAATCTAAATTTTTTAGGGTAGTAGAGAGGGTTGGCATAGATCATATTACTAGAGAACGTCAAATCATCAGATCCACTAGACAGAAGTTCGATGACGAGACTGAGGAGTTGCCTTTACTCTTTGCAGGTATTTTGTTTGAGGGTGGCATCATTGACTACAACACTAACCTCTTGTCAGGTGGTATTGGTGCTAGGTATCTAGGCATAGGCAACAGCAAACAATATCGTGAAGATACTGTCATTGTCGCTATGCGGATAGTTTCAGTTAGTACAGGTGAAGTTTTACTAGAAAACTTAACTACGAAAACTATTTTATCGGTTGGTTTATCTAATGATTTTTTTCGCTATATTGCCGATGGCACTAAGCTGGTGGAGTTCGAGACAGGCAATGCTATGAACGAAAGCAAATCCATTGCTTTGCAAAGTGCTATTGAAATAGGTATAGTAAATATTATTGAACAGGGCATTGAACGAGGCTACTGGTCGGTGAAAAACTTATGAGATTTTTAATTATATTTTTCATTTCATTTGGTGTATATGCAGATAATGAGATCTTTGTCTCACAGACAGGGGCTAATGCTGCAATTAAGTTGGAACAGCTAGGTAGTTCTAACCTCATGGGTGGTACACAAGCAACGTCTGGTAGCCTCACTGCTTTGGGTCTCAGTGGTAGCGATATGACACTCACCATCAATCAAATAGGCTCAAGCAATATCTTTAGAGCAGATGACTTCAATGGTGACAATGTCACAGCTTATTGGAACTTTGCTGGTGATAGTAACGTCTTTGATGTCGTTATGAATAGCTTAGAAGCCAACTCTAGTGATTATGTCAACCTCAATGTCCAAACTACAGGTAGTAGCAACACCTTTGATCTAGCCATTGCTGAAGATAGCGATGCCAGTTATCTAGACTTAGACTGGATTATTGATGGTGACAGCAACACATTTGATTTTGACATAGACTACGAATACGCTACTAATTACATGGACATCTTAGGTGACAGCAACGAACTGACATTCTCTGGTAGTGGTTATGCTGGTACTTCTGCCACAAATTCTGGCTACTTTTACCTAGACTTAGATGGTTCTAGTAACACTTTCAACATTACACAGGCTTCGACACTAGCAAGAGATTACCTTAAAATAACTGCTAATGGCTCGAATAGCACTTTTTGTATTGTGCAAAATGATGGTGGCACTGCCACTTCATGCTGACACGATAGGCGATATTTCAGAACTTAAAGGCTTTGGACAGATAGTTCGAGACCAACCTTATCCAGCAGTCTTAGATTTTGCCATAGAATCTTACGACAACGTACAGACTAGGGCAGGTCGTGTCGCTATTACCTTCTTAGACAACACACAAGTCCGTTTAACAGAACATTCTAATTTAGTCATAGACGAGTATATCTACAACCAAAACAACAGCTCTATGACCCTTAAATTCGCTTCTGGCACTATCAGATTCATTAGTGGGGCGTTGGATAAGCAAAAGGTCAAACTAACGACTGACAGCGCTGAGATCGCCATTTTGGGTACAGACTTTACTGTCACAACCACAGAGTTTGGTTCTAGTCTGATAATCTTATTGCCAGATCAATTCGGTAATGCTAGTGGTGAGATTATTGTCTCGACAGGAGCAGGGCAAGTCACCCTGAATCAACCCTATCAAGCTACCACAACCAGTGTCTTTGAATCAGCACCCACCAAGCCAGTGACCTTAGATATTACGTTGGATTTTATAGACAATATGCTTATCATCAATCCGCCTAAAGAAGTCGTTGTGCAAGAAGAAGAAAGCCGACAACAGACTGACTATTTGGATTACAACGAATTAGATGTGGATTTATTGGCTGAAGATTTTCTCAAGCTTGATGAAGATTTTGAGTTTACTGAGTTGGATATAGATTATCTTGATGTCAACTTTTTAGAAGATCTGTTAGATGTCTTGGATGCACTAGATACAGGCGAGGAACAAGATCAGTTAGCCATCAACCTAGAATCAGCCAACATTAGTGGAACAAGCATAGGGCAAGATACCGAAACTCAGATTACAACCTTTTTACAGGGTGAACGCTTGTCTATGCAAAGGGTAGTCAATCAACAGGCTTATCTTGATTTAGATAGCAGTGGCGCATACACAGTCATCTTCATCCAAGATGGGGTCAGTAAGACTGTCAAAATCAATGGTGGGTCATCATCTAGTATTACCATTACCCAAAACCCATGATAAGAATAGGCTTGGCACTCATAACTTTGTTAGCTTTACCACTAGCATTACAAGTCACACCCTTAGAGATTCTAAAGCTGAAAGTCTTTGATACTTTTGTGGAGAAACATAAACCAAGCGAATACTTTACCATCTTAAATATAACTGACAGTGATGTTAGGGCAGAGGGTGGTTATCCCTTTCCAAGACAAAGATTGGCAGAAATCAACGAGCAAATCATGGCAAAGGGCGCATTGGGTGTAGGTTTTGTTATATCCTTTATAGACAAAGATCGGTTTGGTGGTGACAGCTTGTTCCTCAATTCCATACAACAGCATAGTACAGTTGTTGCCACCTTCGAGACTGACAATGGCTTATATCCTAAACCTACAGGTACAGTCTTATTAGGTGAAGAAACGACAGGCATACAGCTACAAGGATATATGCCAAACATACCTTTGATAGCTGACGTGGCACTTGAGGGTATGGTTTCAGCCCCAGTTGATGCCGATAATTTAGTAAGACGATTACCTTTGCTACTGCAAACACCTGATGGCTGGATTCCTAGTTTCGGCACTCAGGTACTCAAAAGCCTAGTGGGTGCTGACACTTTTATTATCAAAACAAATCAAGCTGGTATAGAAGAAATCAGGGTTAGAGGTTTACCGCAGACCAAAGTGGACAGTTTAGGGCGACAATGGATCAGTTGGGTTGACACACCCCAAACTACACTGCAAGAAATGGCTGTCAAAGATAAGTTTGTGTTTGTTGGTGTGACAGCTAAAGGGGTTATGCCTCAACTAGCTACACCAGTCGGTCTGTTAGAGCCACACAAGATACAAGCTTTTTTAGCTGAATCAATGCTTATACCTAACAGCCCTTACATACCATATTGGCATTTAGTGGCTGAATTATCTGCTTTGCTGATTTTGTGTGTCTTTATTTGGCTTGTAAGCTCTTTTCTAGGTCTTACTTGGTCTATCACCCTTGGTTCTGTAATCTTTTGCTCTACAGCTTTATATGGCTACTACACGATCAGAACAGGTCTTTTGCTGGATTTTAGTTACACTTTGATATCAGAGTTTGTGACAGCTAGTGTCGCTTACTATTTAAACTTCCGTAAACAGTACAAATTACGTCAACAAATCAAAAAACAGTTTGAGCATTACCTTGACCCAAGACAAGTCAAACGTCTGCAAGACGATCCAAGTTTGCTGAAGCTTGGTGGCGAGAAGCGTTATTGCACATATTTATTTACAGATGTCAGGGGTTTTACTGTGTTGTCAGAAACTAAATCACCAGAGGAAGTCACAGCTATTATGAACAAAGCATTAACCATACAAGCCAAAGCTGTACAAGAGCATGGTGGTATGGTTGATAAGTATATTGGTGATGCGATGATGGCTATATTTAATGCGCCCATAGATTTAGCAAAACATGAAGAGGCAGCGATCAAAGCTGCTCTACAAATAAAACACGAAATGCAAGAAGCACAGTTAGGTATTGATATTGGTATAGGGATAAATGCAGGAGAAGCTGTGTTAGGTAATATGGGGTCTGATGCACGATTTGACTATACTGCCATAGGTGATGCCGTAAATACAGCAGCACGATTAGAAAGTGCTACTAAAGAAGTTGGAGTAGATTTATTAATTGGTGAAAGTACCGCACAAGCAGTTGATTATGAGTTACAATCATTGAAGCCGATCAAAGTGAAAGGCAAAGCAAAACCGCTAAAAATATATACTTATGGTTGAAGCATTTATATATAACTGTGAATTAGATCGAGTAGTCGATGGTGATACTATTGATGTACACATTGATTTAGGCTTTGGAGTTTGGCTCTACAAACAAAGAGTACGGTTGCATGGTATAGACACACCAGAATCCAGAACCAGAAACAGAGCAGAGAAAGCTTTAGGTCTATTAGCTAAAGCCAGATTAGCTGAGTTATGCGGTGAAGAGTTGCTGGTCAAGAGTTTAGGCAAAGGCAAGTATGGTAGAATCTTAGGCATACCTTACACCAAAGACGGAGAAGATATTTGCCAAAAATTAATAGAAGAAGGTCACGCTGTCGAATACTTTGGTGGCACAAAAAAGAAAGTCTGGGGGTAAGATGAAAATATCAGAAGAGGGCAAAGCCCTTATAAAAAAGTTTGAAGGTTGTGAGTTAGAGGCCTATCAATGTCCAGCAGGGGTCTGGACAATAGGTTATGGACACACTAAGGGCGTACAGCAGGGCGATATTTGGTCACAAGCTAACGCTGACGAAATGTTAGATATAGAGCTAGAAGAGTTTGAGGGCTACATCAATGAGCTGGTTGATGTGCAGTTAGAACAGCATCAGTTCGATGCTTTGGTGGCTTGGGTCTATAACTTGGGCGCTGGTAACTTAATTAGTTCAACCTTGTTGGTTAAGCTCAATGCTGGTTTGTACGAAGATGTACCACATGAAATTAAAAGATGGAACAAAGCTAATGGCGAAATTTTAGAGGGGCTTGTCAGAAGGCGATTGGCAGAAAGTCTGCTATGGTCTAACAAGGACTGGTCAGAGGTCTAGCTTTTTAATACTAGCCGTCTTACGTCTGATGGTATAGCCATCTTTGGCAGGTACAACTTTCTCGGGTTGGGGTTTGTAAGTAGTCGATCCCCAAGTAACTTTGTATTTGTAGTTGCGACCAACTTCAGCAGCACCCATCTTACTCTGTATATAAATTTGTGATTTCTCTACTTCTTCATTGAGCAACTTAATCTTTTCTTTATTGTCCATGATTCTGTCTAAATGGAAGCCACATTCATCGTCACTTAGATCTACTTCCTCTTGTTTACTAACAGGGTGCATAATCTGTAGATCGGGTAAGACTTGGGGTGCATACCAGTCTTGCTCTTTGATACGTCTTTCAAAGTCAGTTATGATGTCTTTGAGTTCTTTTTCAAAGGCGAAGTCTCTGCGCAACAGGAACATCTTAAAATCGTTGGTATTATGCAGGGTTGACACAAGCCCCCACGAATACCCACATATTGCGCAGAGCGCCTTCGTTTGTAGGACACCTCGCCAGAGTGGTGGTTTACCATCTGATTCTGGTAATTGTCTAGTTGTTTTGATTTCAATAATGCCTTTACCATCGAGCAAAATGTCTTGGTCATCTTCAGTATAGGTAAGCTCATTGTCTGGTTTGATGATTAGGTTTTTGGCGTAAGCAGTACCATCAATAGAACCTTCGAGGGGAAAATCTAAGTGCTGTACAGCTTGGTTTATGCTAACTTCTACATTAGTCAAACCTAACTTTTCAGCAGAAAGCTCTATCAATGGTTTCTCTAATATGTTACCAATCTCGATCGGCATATTGTTTTTGTCTGATCTAACATCGACACCCGCTCTGGCATCTATCCTAGACTTCAAGTATTCATTCTTAGTTTCATAAGGTGACACACCAAACAAAACTGGTATGCCTGAACAGGAAGCGTGTTTGTCGCTGGATAACTTACCGAGTGCTTTGTCCATCTTGTTTTGCTAGGTACTGGTTAATAATCATGTCCGCTATGCCTTTCATTTTGAGGTTATTCTTTAGGCAATACGACTTTAGTTTCTTGTGTGTCTTGTCCGTAATCATTAAGGTTTTTAATTTAATCATGCTAGTAGTATAAGGGCATAAATAAAAAAGTATATACTTTTTTACAATAAAGTATTGTTTTTTATACAAAGCTAGTTTAGGGTTGTAGGTATAGGAGATTATATGATAGATCAAAAAATTGACAGACTAATACGTTTATCAGATAAATGTTTCGCCAAAGGGCAGACAGAGAGAGGAGATAAGTGCTGGGCAGAAGCTCAGCGCTTGGTGATGCAGAGAGATAAGTGCCGACACCATGAGGCATTCAATTACATAGTGGGGTACAAGTATGACTAAGCAAGATTTATACGATGTTATTGGTGGCATATTCTTAGTTGTGATCTGGTCGTTAATTATCATTATGATGTTTGGGTTATGAAGAGAGAAAGCATCAAAAAAGAGTTTTTAAGTTATGCCATTAACAAAATGATCTGGTGTAATTATGAACGCTTTCAGTATGGCGAACCAGAGTTCGCTGATGTTGAAAGTTTTATTAAACATTATCCACATATTTTGGATGATTGGCTAAATGAGAAGAAGGAGTAATTATGTCTTTTTTAGAATTAGACGATAAGGAAGGTCTAGGTATGTATATTAAACATGACTTTAGGCTGGGTAAATTCGTAATAAATAACGCTGAAGGTGTTGAGCCTTTGGACTTTGAATATATGTTAATTGATACAGATTTTCAGACTGGCTATGGTAAATACGATGGTCAGTATCAATTTGTCTGGGATCAGCAGGTAGGTGTCAAACCTGATAACGCTAAAGATCTTGTGGCACAAGATTACAAGAGAGCTTTCTCAGCTAGAATCTACATAAAAGATAAAGGTGTATATCTCTGGCAAAGGTTTGGTTTATTAGAAGGTCAAACTTTTGATGAAGCTATGTCGGCTGCATGGAAGCATAAAGAAGAGGGTAAAGTGCCTTGTTTTAAATATGCAGGGTCAGAGAAGATTACCTTTTC